ATTCCAACAGCAAAACCTTTTGCTGCGGCTGTAGATGTTTGCCAAGATGGTGCTGCGCCTGATCCTGCTGATGTTAGTACTTGACCTGCTGTGCCGTAGTTAGCGCCACCAATGCCTAGCTGACCTGATGTACCAATGCGGAATCGCTCTGTGGCATTGTTGTTTCGGAAAACAATTGGTGTTGTAGTGTCGTTAGAAGTAGGGCCAATAGCAAAGAAAATTCCGGGGGCATAGTTGATTGACGCTGTCCCAGAAGCGCCAGCAGAGCCAATACTATAGTTTGTGCTTACATACCCACCCGCATTTGTATTTTCTACAAGATTGCTGATGTATGCGCCAGAAGAATTTCCGCTTATTTCAAGTCTTGCACCAGACCCACTTGTTTTCCCTACCAACAAATTCCCAGACGCATCTAGCGTCATTGCTTGGGTAAAGGTAGCAGTAGTTCCAGCCGCCCCTGTTGTTGTGCCTGTGGTGTACCAAGAGTGAACGCCTGAACTTTGTTTATAGTAAGCGGCAGTTGCTAAATTTAAATAAACAAGGTTAGTGCCATTCCAAGCCGCGTTAGAATAAAGCGCAACGTAAGACCCGTCATTTGTACGACCCTCAATAGCAGCAGAAGCCGCTAACTGAATTGCTCTTGAGGTAGAAGCCCAAGCACTCGGTGTAACACCAATACCTAGATTGCCTGCGCTGTCGAGGGTTGCACTAACTCCACCACCAGTAATTAACTTCATAGCGTTTGATTCGCTACGCAAACGCACATTACCGCTAGTTGTTCCTGTATCCACCATCAACAAATCAGCGGTACTTGAGCCACTACTGATTCGTGCATTACCACCAGAAACATCAAGTTTTTGTGCAGGCGAACTTGTCCCAATACCCAGACCTGTCGAGGTTAGGCGCATACCTTCTGTTGCGTTTGCGGCAAATGCAAGACTGTCAGAGCTATGAATGTATGCAAGATAACCAGCGTATTCACCAGTTCCACTATCAGCATCAGCAAAAAATAAATTAGACTGATTTGAATCTGTTGAGGCTATAGTTATGCCACGCTGACCAGTTCCAGCAATCACAAGGTTGTTTGCCGCTGAACTGTAATTGTTGGGGGTTGCAGTGCCAACACCCAAATTAGTCCCATTCCAAGTAAGCGCAGAACCAGTAGCCAATGCACTTGTACTAGAAGCGTAAACCACACCGCCTGATGTGAATGATGTTAAGCCTGTGCCGCCGCTGGTTGTGGGAACCGGGCTTACCCATGCATACGCAGAACCATTCCATCCAAGCAATTGGCCTGAAGCAGAAGGAGCAGCAGCAAAGTTTGTAGTTCCCGCAGATGTGTTGTAAACAATCTGATTGGCTGTACCGCCAGCTACGTTAGTTGCGGTGGTCGCCGTTGTTGCGTTACCACTCAAAGCTGCTGTAATCGTACCGGCAGAGAAGTTGCCAGAGGCGTCACGAGCCACAACCTTGGAAGCAGTGTTAGCAGAAGTTGCGTCAACGGTTGCTGTTACAGCAGCAGAGCCGTTATAACTTGTGCCCGTCAGGTATGTACCCAACGTCAGCGCATTCGCCACAGACCCAGCCGATCCAGAGATATTGCCCGATACTTGCGATCCTGTAATTGCAATATTTGTGTTGGTTACAGAAGTAACTTGACCCTGTGCATTGGTAACAAACACAGGAACCGCAGAAGCCGAGCCGTATGTGCCTGCCGTTCCTGTAGGCGTAATACTAAATTGCGTACCGGTCAGTGTTAACCCTGTACCCGCAGAATAAATCTGTGCGGAGCTAATTTGAGCAAATGTGATGGCTGTTGTGCCAAATGTAATCACGCCAGATGTGTTGCAGGTATACGTCTCACCAGCACCTGTTGCGCCCAATTGGACAAAAACCGTGGAACCTTCACTTAAACCGTTTGCGCTGTTAATAACGTAAGTATTTGCGTCGCTGGCGCGTGTCAGTACCCAGTTTGTGGAAACCGTACCTACAACTGTGACAACATAAATGCCATTCTCAATTGGGTTGGTTTGGGTATAGACCAAGACGCGGTCGCCCGGGGACGTGAAAATACCGTCAATAATTAACTCAACTTGCGTTCCCGCATTAGTAAGCGTTGCACCAACACCCGCAGTTCCATTGTTGTAAGTTGCATTTAGATTAGTAGGGCTTTCAACCATCACGGGCTGGTGAAAGTGAATACCGCTTGCTACAAGCGTATCAACGTAAGTTTTATTAACAATATCGGTATTAGCGGCGGGGGCTGTGGTAATTGTGCCCGTAGTCAACGCCGCAGATGTAGCTGTAATCGCGCCAAAAGACGTGGCGTTAACTACGTTAGAAGCGTCCTCGTAAACAGATTTTTCAGATGGGTACGTTACAAATACGTCCTTAGAATTAGCCGCAAAATCAACAAGCGACCCGCTATTACTTGAAGACAGTACAGTTGTCCGAGACAACGTAGTGCCAGAAGATGTGTACGTACCAATACCTACTTCCCACGCGCCCGTAGCAGGGTCAACAATTGCGTAATAAGTGCTGTTACCGTTACCTACAGCCGCAAAAGACTGGAACCCTGCAACCGCGCCAGCAAGCGTAATCGTGCCTGTACCAGCGGTGGTGGAGGTTTCTTTAACCCGATCTTTTAGTACGAGAGCCATTTTTATTCCTTAAGACGGTAGGTTAGTCCAACCGGGGGACTGCGTGTCATCTATATTTTGCCAGTTTGGATTCTGATTGTCATCAATAGAACCCCATACAAGTGCATCACCAATGCGAACATAAAGCTGAATACCGTCCGGTCTTCCGTTTACAGTAGCAACTGCGTTAGTGTTTGCGAGTGCGTTTGCTGCTTCAGATACCGTACCAATAAATGCAACTTGGATTGATTGTGAATCCGATCCTGTTGAAGACTCACTAACCGCCACAGCAATTATTTTTACTGCGCTGGGTGCATCAAGGGCCGCAGCAAGTTCTGCAATTGCAGCCAATACGTCTGTGCGGGCTATTTGCGCGTCTGTTCCGGTTGCTGTTTCTGCTTGCGCCGCTCGTACATCTGAACGTGCCGTTTGAGCATCTGTACCCGCCGCGATCTCTGCGATTAACGCTAGAACATCTATACGGGCTGCTTGCGTAGAAGAAGCCGTCGCAGTTTCGCTGTTTGTGGCCAACAACGTATTGTTAGAGTTAAACACCGTATCTGTGCCCGTAGATACTTCTTCTACAAGTCCGCCCAGTGTTGTCTCTACATCTGACGCAGCCGCCGCTGCGGCGGTCTCAGAAACGGCGTAGTTATACGTGTTACCGCCTAAAGCGGCAAAGGGTGTCTGGGCAAATGTTACATCTCCAAACACCACGCATCCTTAAGCTGCATCAAGCGAGAATGTGTATGTGACCGCTAAGGTATCACCGCTGTCAACAGTCTTGTCGCCACCAGTAAAGTCGCCAGCAGAAAACAAAACACCAGATGTACCGCTAGACACGGAGCAAAGGAACGCGCCTGCAATAACTTGCGCATTTGCATTCATTGTGAAAGACGATGGCGCAGCAGAATTATCAATTACTGAAGGGTCAGCAGTCGTTGCAGTGCCAAAAGTCACCGCCTTGCGGTTGCCTGTGTAGGCAGTGTTCTCTGTCCAGCCCGCGTGTGAAGCCAAGGTGTCACCAGCAGCAAACGAAGTGCCGGAACCGGGGCCGGTCACAAGACCCAAGTACCAAGCTGCTGTGTAGCCAGAGCCTTTAAAAAAGGTCTGGTTCATGTTCTGCAAGCCTTCGTTTACCACCAGATTATGAAAGCTATCAGACCACTTGAATTGACCGTCAGGGCCATGACAAGTTACTGTAAAGACACCACCAGCGCCTACGCGCTCAGTGCTACCGGGTCTAGCAACCAAGGATGCAGATACAACATCTTGTGCTTTTGAAATTTCTGTGCTCATGTTAAATCCTTACGAAATACGCACGATGGCGCTGTTTGCATCGGGGGTTGGGAAAATAATTTGGAACGTGTCATTGTTGACTGTCTTGTCTGAACCAAAGTCTAAAACAGCTACCGACTTGTCGCCTTGTGTAGAGTTATAAACCAAAGCCCCGCGACACGTAAATGTAGCGTTTGTCCAAGTTGAATTATTGAACGAAACAAATGCTGTTGGTACACCACTAGTATTATTGCCAGATGTTGGTGATACCGAGATCACCAGCGTATTGCCGCCAGTTGTGTATCCATTCCCATTTGGAACTTCATTTACGCTTGAATAAACGGTAGTTGTAGGGCCAATATTAGCTGCGGCTGTATACAGCGCAACTTTAAATGTATTAGGAGATGTTGGACCAAAGTTGTGAACGGCTTGAAGCAGTTCAACTTTAAAGCTTGTGGTTGCTGTTTGAGCAATAGTCATTTTATGTTACCGCCTGCCTAAATTGACCAGAACGATATGCGTCCTGACGTTCCATACCATCACCCAGACGTTTAGCCAACGCAAGCGCTTCCATGTATTTGGTGTTGTATAGCCCAACCATGTCGGCCTCACCCTTCATGAACGTGTACGCCTCAACCAACGAGCCATACAAAAGCACTGAGTCAAAGTTGTCACCCAACCATGTCTGGCCGTCTGCTGCTACCGTGATGGACTCTGGATAGTAGTAATAGTGCAACTCAACTGTGTATGTTGCATCAGGTGTAGGGCCAAGAATAAACGCTAGCTCATCTGGCGCATTTGTTTGCGAGCCAAACAACGCATAGTACCTTGGTAGGCCTGTGCTTGTAGGCGTTGGATATGCCTGACGAATATAGTTTACATCTTTGTTTAAAAGATACTCATACGCGCCTGTGCCGTCTACTACAGCTATGGAGTACACCGCTAGAAAATCATTAGGGCATCCTAAGTATTTATTGCCGTTAGTTGTAGACCCCGTCACGTTCTTACGAATGGATGGGAACTGAACGTTGTTATAAATACGTTGCTCAGCTTGTTGGATAAAGCGATCTACTTGTTCTTTAGTAGTCTCAATAGCTCCGTCAGACAGGGTTATATCCGGAAAGTTGTTTTCCGTATATGCCTGAATAGAAGCAACAAGCTGGGTGTAGTTCATGCCATCGGGCCTCGTGCCATAGTGCCTTTAGTAGCGCATCCGTTACCGCGAGTTTTGATACCAGTTGTCTTGACGTCAGGGTTATAACCATTACGATTAATGTTGCCAACCGACATGTTTACTGTGTCTGCGCGAGTAGGCTTAGCACCGCTGTAGCCGTTACCCAACTCAACATTGCCGCCAGACATGGTATGTGGCTTAGCATAGACTTCGGCATTGCCGACTTCTTTACCGCCTTGTTTCTGACTGAATTTAGCCATATCAACCACCTTTTTTGTATGTGAAGGATGATTTCTTCTGGTTAGCTACTTTAGCCAAACCGCGACCCAGAGATTTCATCTGCGCATTGGTTTTGCCGCCTTTAGCAAACTTAGTCATAGGTTGACCGGGATGCAGCTTTTTCTCGTGCTTGTGCACGGCTCCAGCCACCATCTTCTTGTCTTGTTTCAAATCTGCTTTGTCCATTTTAAGCTCCTATCTGTATGGTTACTGTACCAATTTGTACGCCTAACAACAAGTAGTTTGGTGTTAATGTCGTATCAAAACCTTGTGCCCCACCAACAGGGTTCCAACCCCACTGAATATCCCTGCTACCTTGAGTTGGAAAACCAAACCCGTTTGGAGCAGTGCTATTAGTCAACAGAATCTGTAGACCCGTCGTGCCCGCTTGTGTATAGCTTACATCAGGACGTGGCTCTCGTACAGCTTGTGGATCATCCACTGGATACATACCCAACTGTAACTGAGGTTGATCTGGATCCCAACACTCAGGGCACACTTTTAAATTAAATAAGCGCGTCTTGATAATCTCTTTCTTCAGATCTTTAAGCATGTATCGCTCATCACAGCGATCACACTGAGCAATTGCATACTTACCTGAGGAATATCTACTAGGCATACATCACCTGTAGAACGACTGTCTTGGAACGTAGCGATCAGGAGCCTTCTCACGGTCTTCCTGCGACGCTAACGTCCATTGTTCTTCATAGGCTGCCTTAAGCATCACAATACGCTCCATAGGCACGTCAGGGCGCTTAGAACCAACGTAATAGGCTAAACCAGCCACCACGCAAGGAATCAAGCGGAATGGGATATCCTGCACGTTAACGCCGTTACCAGCGTCTTGCATGCGGCGCATACGCCAGTAGACAAACACATACTGATCGCCAGGGGCGTTAGGCGTAGGCCACACGTTTACAGACGTGAGGTTGTTAACCGTTACGGTTGCGCCAATTGCATGACCAGCGGCAGTTGTATTAGCGACGCCGTTGTACTGACCACGATAACAATTAAGTAGTTGATTACCGCTGACGTTTGCGTAGTAGATTGTTTCTGTGTCAATTGTGATAAATCCTGTAGCGGGTAGGCTCACTGTTGAACTGAGGGTAATAGTTGTATCTGTTGACAATACTGTTGCCGCTACCGTTGCAGTGGATAAATAGCTCTCATTAGACTGCCGGTTAATCCACACTTGGATAGGACGGCCTTGGGCCAGTTTATTTGGCAGGGTTGAGTACGTTGACTCAGAGATACGGCTGATGTTAATGTCAATCTGGTTAGGCGTAGTCGCCTGTGTACGGATAACCTGATCCAAGAGATCAATCGTAGTGCTAGGCAAAGCATAGACGCCTTGCCCTGTATTCATTACGAATTGGCCCTGCTCAATAGTCCATAAATTGATGCCACGGTTAGCCCATTCAATCGTAAGCATGTTGAAAGATCGGCGTGCGGTACGAAACTCATAGCCAGTACGAACCTCAATACCCGCCCGCTCATACGCTTCCTCAACAATATCGTTGAAGTCTAGGTTAAAGGTGGAAAGTCCTGAGGTAGAAGCCATTATCTAAAGCCTGCTGTTTTCTTTGCAATTGTTTTAGGTTGGGCTACGAATTGTTTCCCGGCCTTTTTGCCCTTACGCTTCGCCAACGTTGTTGCAGCGTACTCAGC